TAAATTTGCAGCAGTAAGAGTAATTATTAAATCACTAGTAGGAGCACCTGTAAATTGTCCTGAAGAGATAGTTAAAACATCACCTGCACTATAACCAGAACCAGATGTTGTTATGTCTATAGAGGTTACTGTACCACCAGCGACCTCTGCTGATATCGTTGCTGGATTTATTGGTGCTGAAAATGTAGTTAAATTAGCGTATGTGCCATCTGGTACTATACCAGTAGGATTTGTTGTTATTGAACTCGTTAAAATATCAGTTCCTACATTTAACCCTGTTGAAACATATGTATTATCATCATATAAATATTGTCCTAAACTACCAGCATAGAATCCCCATCTTGGATTAGCTGGTGCTTTTATATAGTAAGCGTCTACATTAGAAGTTATAGCATTTGGAAATACCGTAACATCACTAGGAGCTGCTGACGGTGTACCTGTTCCTTCTAGTATATATACCGGATATGAAGTTGTGGGTTTTGTAAGTGGAGATTTATTGAGTAGGAAATACTCGTTACGTTCTACGGGTTGTATTTCTTTCTCAGTTGTATTATAAATAAGGGTGCCTAACCGATGAACATCAGTCGGCAGAGTAAATGGATTAGCACCAGTACATGATGCAAATGTTTTAAATATATCTATTTTTTCTTCTAGATTTTTTATACGATTAGCGTACTCATTGTCATTTTGAGGAATACGTAATTGTTGATTTAATTCTTCAAAGTATTGCTCAAATATCTCTCGTTGTACCTGAGTTCCTAACCTATTAAATTCATCTGGAGTTATATAACCTCTTTGTTCTTTATTGAGTATATATAACACCGTTTTATAGACAGTATCTACGTTAACCATATCAATATTTTTATAGTAAAAAAGGCGGCGCATTGCCGCCTTTATTATAATCACATGTTAAATGTTATTTTTAAGATAGCCGTTTCTCTATTGATCTGTAAACCTCTAACCCTTCATCTGTTTTAAACCATGCAGCTAACGCTGAATATGGATTTTCATCAAAAGGTACAGTCATTAACTTCCTACCATTACTACCCCATTTAAAGGTTCTTTGATCATTTGCTAGATTTATAATATTAAGTTCAGTTGCTCTAATACCAAAATTTCTAAGAACAACATTCTCATCATTAGCTAACTCTAGGAATAAAGCTGGATTTTTCTTAGCGAATAATAATACATCTCTTTTAAGTTCTTTAGAACTCATGTTAGTTACTCTAGATCCTACTTCGACCCTTAAAATAGCTTCAACTTGATCTATATCAATAGTACTAGCAGCATTCATTGCATGTATTTCTAATTCTAAATCTTCTAGTTGGTTAGTTGCTACTACGTGATGATCTAATTCCTTAAACAAAACATTATTAAAAGGATGTACTGCTAAAAATTCTTGTAAATTTCTTTTTGTACTATGAACATGTAAAGTACCATTTTCAAACACGACGTGTTTTAAAGTTGCAGGTCCTTCTTGCTCATCTACAAAGATACTTTTTTGATTTGTAGCATATCTTAATTCTCTCTCATAACCTCTTTCTGGATCAAACCAAACTAAAGGATATCTTCGAGTATGTCTTGCTGGTATAGTAAATGTTAACGGTTCTTTACCACTAGTTAAATAGTAAGTTCTATCTTTATACTCCCAAGTGTCTTTTACAACGGGAGCTTTTTCAGTCTCTACTTTCGTAGATTTCTTTTCTTTTACTTCTTTCATGATATAATATAATATAAATAGTTAAAAAAGACCTCTAATTAAAGAGGTCTTGTTAGTTATAATCTATGATATTCTAATACCCGTGATTGTATAAAGCGCATCACCTGGAACATTTACACTAGCAAATTTAGGAATATGATATGGATCTGCCACACTAGCTTCTAAAGTTGCATTAAAAGCATCAATAGTAGCTTGAGGAAGCGTAGCTCCCATATCACCATCAAATTGAATTTGAAGAGTTGTAAGTGCACCACCAGTAGGATCTTGAATAGCAAGATCAAACGATGATAACGAATTACTATCGGAATAACCAGAGATAAGTATAGGAACGTCAACATCCACTATAATATTACCAGTTTGCACAGTACCAGATAATTCTGATGTACTTGTGTTTGGGTTTGTGAAATTTATAAGTGCCATAATTTCTATCTTTTAAATGTTAATAATTATACAGTTTGAAATAACACGAAGTTATTAGCCGCCTGTGTTACTAAACATCTTTCTGATAGAAAGTGTACTGTCATAGCATCTACACCATCGGTATAAGCTCCGCCAACTGAACCAGTGATCCAGTTTTTGTATCTTCTATCCTCTGTTTCAGAAGCTCTGTATCTTACGTGTAAGAATGGTCTTCGTATATTCTGACCTAGCATTTGATCATAAACTGTAGAAGTTCCAGCTGGAATTAATACACCATCAATTTGCGAGGACATACCTCTAGTAGAAGCATCATTTAGATATTTCCAATCGGTTTTGTAGAAGTCATAAGAACCTCTTCTAAACCCAGAAAATCCAAAATTCAACGCCATTTCAGCTTCGTTATCGAATAAACCATAAGAAGCAGAAGCAGCAGAAGCATAACCTCCACCAGCCATAGCTCCGATCATATCATCAAAATCCAAAGCAGTTTGTCTACTTAAGAAAAGCATATTTTCTTCAATAGCTCCTTGCTTGTCTAATTGATTTAATATAGCATCAAAATCTGCCATAGCACCTGCGCCAGGGCCAGCAGCACCAGCGAAACCGTTATAGACGTTTCCTCTTTGTCCAATTGCTGCGAATAAACCTTCTGTACCTTTCAAGACATTGGTAGCAACCCAACTAGCTGGGGTGACTGCGTGTCCAGCAAGTTCACCTTCAACCATAGACATTTCCATGTAATCTTCAAATCTCAACCTTGTTTCAGATTCAGCTTTAAGATACCATAGATATCCAGAGGTTCCATCTTCAGTAGCAACTTCAACCCAACCAATTTGAGATGCATCAGAACCATTAACTTGGTACTTATCTCTTAATATGATTGGTGAATTAGAATATTCTTGGAAACCAGGTGTTAACGATACTGTAGCAGCATCATCAGATCCTTTCTCCCATTCAGAACCGTATACGTATACATTAACTGCACCAGCACCTAAGGCAGCTAAAGCAGCCATATTAGTACCAAGAGCACTTGCGTAAGGTATAAGAACAACTGTAGTAGATGGAGCAACTCCGATAGACTCAACTATACATTTCTCTGTTAACAACCCAGTTGCATTATCAGCTAATAAAACAGTTTGATTAACTTTTAAAGCTTGGTTTGTTGCCGGAGCTGTTAAAGTTATTGTTAATGTATGTGTAACCCCAACTACAGGAGCAAGTGTACAAGTATCATATGCTACATGTAATCTATTTTGTTCAGACCAAATTACCTGATCTGAGGTCATGGGCATTTCTGCTCCGACCATTCTTAAAAATCCAGATAAGGTTCTATTACCATATCTCTCTACCTCTTGCTCATAGAGTTCAGGTAGGTATTGTTGTGCAAAGTCAGATGTTCCGTCAGCCCAATTTAAGTAATTGCCGCTTAAGGTCTCTCTCCTTTGGCTTGGTATGAGTGATGCGGGAAAACTCCCGCCGGTCGCAAATGCCATAATTTATAATTTTAAGTGTTAAACTTTCGTTTTTTTATTTTTAATTTAGAACTATCTACACCGCTAATTGCTTTTACTTTTAATCCATTTAAATAAATATCACCTGAAGGAGTACTTCTAGGTTCATTATTTATATTTTTAGATCTTGCAGTAACATTCTTTACAGCATCAGCTTTACCCTGCTCGTAAAAGTGTTTTGCAATCCTATCCGCATTTCGCGCTGCGTACACAGCTTTATGATAACCTTGATAATCTGTCATATTTCCATTTTTGTCTAAGAACTTCTTTACAAATGAAGTTAAATCAGATTGGTTATCTACAATATCACTTGTATTGCTAACACTATATCTAAACTTCTTTTCTCCTAGATCGAAATCAAAACCTTTGAAATCCTTTGAGAAAATTTGTTTAGTATTGGTTTTAAATACATCGTGACGTTGTTTTACTGTATCTTGTTCTTTATTGTATCTATTGAAAAAGTCCATTGCTTTTTGTTGTTCTTTACTTACACTCGGTCTCAACTTGATTTCGTTGTAGTATTTCTTTTTCGTTTCCTCCAAAAAGTTTTTAGCTTTTGCAATTTCTTCTTTAAATGCGAGTTTCTTCTTTTTAATATCTCGCTCTTCATCCACATCTTCATCCCAAGTAAATTTATCATCGATTATAAAATCTATTTCCTCTAGATTTAAATGTGGTTTAGTTTGTTTATAATATTCTTCTAATAAAGCATCCTCATCTACCTTAGAATAGTCTGTATTTAATCTAACATAGTCAACTATATTACCACCAGTTTCTTTCATAAAATTAATCAAACTTTCTACATTTTCTGGTAATTCTAATTGAGGATTTTCTTTTAATTCTTCTTCTATTTCAGTAATAACTTCTTCAGTAACAGGATCTGTTGCTTCATCTAATATCTCCTGAATTACATTTACTTCTTCGCTCTCCGTGGGAGTGGTGTGTTCTTCGACGTGTGTTTCTCCCACTTCTTGCAATCCCACTTCGGTTGTTTCCCCCGTTTTTTCGACTTGTGCATCAGGCTGTAACACAACTTCTTCTGCGACTGGCTCTTGAATGGCATCTTCTGTTTTCTCCTCTGGTTTTTTAGATAAATCTAATTTAACAGGTTTATCTTTTTTCATTAATTTTTTCATTTTAGGTTTCTTTTTCATTTTAAAAGTCCCCTCTTCTTTTACTACTTCTGTTTCCTTTTCCATTATAAGATATTATATAATTATTAAAATTTATCTCGGTTCAAATTGTTCTAAACCAAAACCACCTAAGTTATCGAATCCAGCTGATTCAAAATTCTTTGGTAATAAGTCATTTTTTCTTTGATCTATAAGTTCACTCTGCTGTGTCGCTTGCATTTTACTCCTTTTATCTTTTCTATCTTCTTTATAAGCTTCTTCCGACTGCTTAGCTTGTCCTTGCGCCCTTGCTAATTGTAAGTTATATTGAAATTCCCTGTCCATCAATTGCATCTTTATCTGAGCTTCCTGCTGCATTCTATTCATTTCAAATTGAGACTTTCCTTGCTCTATTTGTAACTGCGTCTCTGCTAAGGCTTGTTGTTTTTGAACTTCATACATTGCTACTTGTTCTGCCTGTTGTGCATTAGCCTGTGCTTGCGCTTGTACCATAGCTTGTGAATCCGCTTGTTGCTTATCTTCTCTTTGCTTTCTTCTTTTCTTCAACAACTCATTAGCTAATTTTAGATTGCTAATGTTCCTTATATCTATAGCATCTTCTAATGTAATAGAGTCAGTTCTAAGTGCCGTTTGAATATTTTGCTCTAACATGGCTTTTTCTTCTTCATCCGGTTCTAGTTCTAAAAATATTCCAAAGTCATGAAGATTAGATGCTATAATCTCGTCTAACGTAGCAACATTATAAGTGGAAATACTATCTTGTAATGCTTCTTTTGTTAATGGAAACATTAATGCATCAGCTGCTCGCAAGGCTATATTTTCGCATGTTTTTAATGTTAAATATAAACTTGATTGCAGTATATGTCTAGTTGCGGTATTTGAATTTGCAGCAGCAAGTTTTTGTAATCCTACTAAAGCATCTTTATCCGGGGTGCTGGCATCTCTAGCTTCATTTAACCCGGTTACATCCCTTATCATTTGAAGATAGTACTGGTAAGTTTGAATTAATGATTGTATTTTACTACCACCACTTGACGTTTGAAGTTCTTGTATTGGTACTTTACCATGATTTAATTCACCATCTTGTGTCAATGATCTACCTACTATACTACCTGTTTGGAAATACATATTTAATGCTTCCGCTGGGTTGTAGTTAGTACCATTACCAAGATCTACTTCAGCTAAACCATCCATATCTAAATACACACCATCTGGTACAATTCTAGACATTACTTGCTGTAACTTTAGATGTGATAATTGAATCATATCAGCAAAACTAGTTATTCTACCCACTAAAGATTCAATTCTTCCTCGATACATTCTAGGCGCTACTATACTGTAATTCATATTTACTTTTACAGTATTAGCACTTGGTCTTGTCATATTTTGTGCTTCTCTCCAATCCAACATTTTTGGATGACCTAGTATTTTAGCGCCTGTATACAGTACTTCTATTGATCTTGAAACCCTCTTGAAATTATCACTTGGTGGTGGATCAAATATATCTGTTTTTTCTAATACTTTTTCTAAACCTTGATCAGTTTGTTTTATTTTGAATACTTGGTTTGTAAATGTCTTCCATTCAAAGTATAATACTTGTACAGTTTGATTGTCTACTCTCCCATTCCAATTCCTAGAGTAACTATTATTACCTTGGTACTTTTGAATTTCCGCTAGTTCTTCAGCTGTTAAATGAGAAAATTGTCTTTTTAATTCTACTAAACTAACACTTTTTACCTCTCCTACATAATATAGATCATTAAAATTAGGATCTTCACTATATGAATATACTAAATTAACTGGATCAACGTAATCAATCTTTATACCCTCTGATTTATTAAAGTTAGTTTTTACAGCAGCTATACCTAGTATGGTTAAATCATAATTTAATCTTTTCCTTATTAAATGATATTTATTTTTTTCTAAAACTTGATCTATAAGTTCTTCCTCTGCAAGTTCTATAGCTTGTTTATAATCTAACTGCATGTGAGCAGATAAATCTTTCATCGTTTGTGGAGTATTAGGTCCTTGATCGCTTTCTCTTATATCAATTCCCCACATTTCTTTTACTGCATCATTATACTCTTTTAGTTGAATGTCCCTAATAATACGTTCTGCATACCTAGTTCTTTTTTGTCTAGACTCTGGATCTTGGGCAAATGCTTTTACTTCATAACTTCTTTGTGAAATTCCATTAACAACTATATCTACAAACTTAGGAATTACTGGAACTGGTTTCCAATCTAAGTTAAGATACGATAAATCACCATTTATAGAGAGTTCATCTTTGTACTTTTGAATTGGTTGTTCTCCTCTTGCATATAACCTTAAATTATGAAAATTAGTATAGTTATTCATAAATCTATACCCACCTCCTCTATAGTTTAAAAACCATTCACCTTCTATCGCGCGAGCAACTCTTAATCCATATTCCAATGTAGCTTTCTCAGCATCAGGTACTACCTGATCAGGAAACGTGCTATTAGTGCTAGTATAAATCATTTATCTTATTATTTTTGAAATATATCCTTCATTGTCATACTGTTTGATATCTAATCTAATAGGTTTACTATTTGAATGTGGTATCGGTCTATAGCGATTTTTATTACAAGCCATTATAGCTAAACCAGAACTTATAGAGGCATCATGCTTAGTTCTTTTGTTTATATCAAATTGTGCCCAATCTTCCAATGTACTTTGAAAATACATATCACCATATACATCTTCTTTTAATCCAACATAATTTTCTATATAAGATTCTATAGCCGCTGCATGAGATTGTTTTATATCTTCACTTGAGTTCGGTATTCCACCAATCTCTCTTTCAGTCACTGATAATTTATTCCATATTTTATCTGGGCGATTCATGGAAAAACCTCTATACCCCCTTCTTTTTAAGTAATAAAGTAATCTGGGTTTATTATTTTCACAGAGTAGTGGCATACCATAAAATATTAAAGCCATCAAAACTTCTTCAAAGAATATTTCAGCAGTTTGAGGTCTTGCTATATATTCTAAAAAGAAATGATTAGGTGGAGCATCTTCCATACTAAATTTGGTTAATCCGTGTAGTGATCCATTTGATCCTTTTCCATCAACAGTACCAGATATATCATAACTATCACATCCAAATGCCCCAATATGTTCATTACCAGGATATTTAACTCCATTCTTTAATATCACTCGATTTTGTAAGTTTTTAGGTGGAACCCATGATATTTTAAATCTACCGTTTTTATCCGGAACGAATATTACACTTGTATCTCTAATACCGCTACTCCATTGAAAGTTACCTCTTGTTACGTTAGCAGCATTATTTATACCATCATTATAATCTATCTGTTCATATATCTTAACTAGATTAAATAACGATTCTTTAGTTTCATCTCTAAATGCATGTTGCTCAGTTCTGGGGAATTGCCTATAGAATTCATTTAAACTATCTTGATCACTTCGCAAACCTTCAACTTCATTCTCCCAGTAATTTATAACCCCTATATCTATTAACTGTCCGTCAATCCCTTTAACTGGATCTCGTGGCGTATCGAAGACAGGTATGCCATAAGTATCAATATATCCTTCGTAGGACCATTCCATAGGTATGAACAAAGAATATAATCCCGAGCTTGTTTGGCCATTGCGATTTCTATTAGTGACATCTGAATTATTATATAATTTCTTAAAATTGCCTCCCCCTTTATCTAAAGCATTAGAAGTGCTCCCCATCATACATCTCCCAACTATTCTACTACCTAATCTCATAGTAGTTTTAGTAACTCTCCAGTTGTTTAATATATTATCTGGTCTCTCCCATTTACCAGATTCATCATGTGCTAATAACTTGAGTTTTTCACCATCATATGAATTATCTCCGGTATTCTTCCAATCTATAGTAGTATCTAATCCAACTATATCTTGTAACTTCTCGTTAGCTTCTAGTTTTCTTCTAGTGAGTTTTGAAGCTGGCACTCTGTATGCCAACTCTGTTTTAGGTCGATCCATACCATCTTGAATCGGTTTAAAAAAGAAGGGATAGTTAACGCTTATAGGTACAACCTTATCTGTAAACATCTTCTTAGCATCAGATCCAGTTTTAGATAATACACCAAATCTAGAATCGCTAGACATACTAGCTATATTAACTAACTCTGATGATGCCATAAAAGAAAACCCTGATCGTCTATTCTTTAGATAACATATACCATAGCATCTTTTATCAGCTTTGCAAGCTTCCCAAAAAAGATAGAAAAGCCGGTTGGATTCCCTGTAATCGGGTTTACCCACATCGATTTTAGTCCATTGTAAGTACATATAGTGAGAACCACTAATATAAGTAGGGGTGCCATTATTATAAAACCAATAACCTTCATCACGTCTTTGAAATTCTCCATCTATATAATCGTAGTATTTATCTTTAAACTCTTGAGGATAGTTGTCCCAATCAAATACATTTTTTATTCGCGAGAGTTCTTTGGAATATTCGTCTGGTTCCCAATACTGCTCTTCGACTTTGGTGGATCTTTTAAAAACATCTTTCTGTTTTGGTAATGCGATTTTAAGGTTTTGAATGTCGTAGATTTGTCCAATTTCCCCAGTTTTACTTATTACAATGAAATCATAATCCGCGTTATAACCATACTCCCATTTCTTATTTCTATTATTTTTCTTAAGTATTTTAGGGTTAACATAGTCATCCGGTAAAATTTTATAAAGATTTTGTTCATAACTCATGATCTACTCCTTCCTTCAGCAAAACCCCTAAAAGCTTTTTCTTCTTTCTTTTCTTCTTTAGGTTTTTCTTCCAGCATTCTCTTCTCATCTTCAATACGATTTAATATTTCAAAAGCATCAAAGATAGCGAGTTTTTTTGTAGCAGCAGCATTTTTAAGTCTATCAGCTGATACGTCATCACCACTATCTACAATAGGTTCTTTAGCTACTTTAATTAATTCTTTAACTGCTACCTGTCCAGCTTGGATTATATTCTTCTTCGTCTCCTTGATGTTCATGTTTTATCACGATGTTATTTGATTTCATACAATATAAAAGTTCCCCATCTATAACAAACTCAAATTCAGAATCCGGTTTAAAACCTACAATCATCCCATTTGTGATTCCTAGATCATTTAAGACAGTATTGTCATATTTTACAATACCTATTAAGGGTTCAGTTATTTCAGATGCCATAAACGATCTATTCTTAATAGGTTTTATAAAACATCTATCCATAAAACTTTTCCATTTACCGTATTGCTTATACATGTATAACTGATCAGGACTACAAAAATACATACCACCTTTGAAATATGAACGGCTATTCTTTT